AGCCAGAATTGCAGAGGTGCGAGAGGAAGTAGCCTTGAGGTCTGTGATGGACCTGTCGAGAAAGCGCGAGGTGCTGAGGCAGATGGCAGAGGGCATGATCCCGACCAAGACGTTCAACAAGGACACGGGCGAGACCTACGACGCACTGGCCGCCTTGTTGGCTGACGCCAAGATTGCCGGCGAGTTCGCGCCTGAGAAGCTGCAGATCAACTCGGCCAACGACTTGAAGCTGCTTTTCAACGTGCCGCATCGCGACGTAATCGACGCCGAGGTTGTGACGGTACCGCAAGAGGCGCTGACCGCGGGAGAGCCTACGCAACTCGAGCCTATCGGCGGGGTGGTCGAAAATGACCAAAACGCTGATTTAACGTCTGATAACGTAGGGTTTAATGATCAATGACCAGTGCAATAATGGCGTTAATGATTATTTACTCTGTAAACATTGACTTAAACCCATTGTTTCTTTTGGGTGTTATCTGATGTTATTCTTTCCAGACCCCATACCGGTGACGACTGAGCTGGGAAACGGCATGGCCATCTACGCCGAGAGCAGCGGCACCTTTGCCAACGACGTGTGGACGGTCGTGCTCACCGATCGGAGTATCCGACACTTCAGGACTGACCAGATCACCGTTGAGAAGAACGGGACGTGGGACCTCGGTCGAATCCCTAAGAAAGGCCCCATACGCCGATGAACCCGGTAGCCGCCACCCCGCTGGTCAGCAAGCTTCTGGCCATTGCCACCAAGATCAGGGAAGAGGCCGACCGGGACGAAGACCGCGGCATCCTGTACGCTGCCCACTGGATCCTCAGCAACCTGACCCAGAACCCACCGGCATCGCTCCAGATTGACCCAGAAATCGCCCGCAACGTGGTTTGGGGGTATGTAGGCTCCCTGCTCGACGGAGACCATTTTGAGGCCGCTGCGACGATCCTGTGGGGTGCTGACGTGTACGACTGGAGACCGAGCAGCTCCCGGGAGGTGTGGCGTAACCTGTTTGCAGAAGACCGGCTGCTGGTACAGGGCGCCGGCGCGATGGGCAAATCGTTCGGGGCAGCGGCGTGGTTCTACCTGAGCTGGCTGCAGGATCCGGCCAACACGTCCATCAAGGTCATCTCCCTGACCGCCGAGCATGCCGAGCGCAACATCTTTGCGTCGATCAAGAACTTTCACCGCACCGCCCTCGTGAAACCGGAGTTCACCGGAGGCGAGGATCTGGTCAAGAGCATTCAGGTCAACAAGGACAGCAAGCAGGGTATCCACCTCGTCGCCATCCCGAAGGGCGAGAGCGGATTCGGTGTGCTCCGCGGATTCCACCCGTCGCCACGCAACGGCAAGGCGCACGCCAGATTCGGCAAGCTGACCCGCAACTTCGTCATCCTTGACGAGGCCGAGGAGATCCCCGCCGGCGTCTGGGAAGGCGTCAACAACCTATGCTCGACGATCACCCCGGAGAACGCCGGCCACATCAAGGTCTTCGCGGCATCCAACCCGAAGGACCGCACCAGCCACTTTGGCCGGCTGTGCGAACCTAAGCGGGGCTGGGGCTCGATCGACTGCGAGGAGGACTACGAGTGGCGTAGCCGAGACGGCTGGCACGTCCTGCGACTGGACGCGGCGCGATCGGAGAACGTGATGGAGAAGCGGGTCGTGTACCCGGGTCTGCAGACCTACGAGGGCTTTATGAACTACGAGAGCCGCGGGCGTACCGGCGAGTATTTCACGATGGCACGCGGATGGTTCCCGCAGGAAGGTGTGTCGATGGCGATCATCACGCCGGCCATGATGGACAACGCGGTCGGCATCGTACGCTTCGTGGGCAACGTCGTGCCGCTGGCCAGCTTTGACTTGGCACTCGAGGGCAACGACCAGCTCATGTGCACGTACGGAAGATTCGGTCTGAGCGACGGATGGACGCCACTGAGCGGCAAGTTCCAAGCATTCGACAAGCCGCGGGTCGTCGTGCAGGTGGACAGCCAGATGCCATTCCCGAAGGGCGACACCGTGAAGCAGACGCAGGCGATCATGCGGTTCTGCAACCAGATGAAGATCGGAGCGGGCTGGGTATGCGTGGATCGAACCGGCAACGGGTCAGGCGTGCACGACAACCTGAAGAACATCTTTGGCCCCGAGGTCATGGGCGTCAACTACTCGGAGGCCGCCACCGACACGCACGTGCTGGGAGACGACACGCAGAAGGCAAACGAGATGTACAACGGTGTTGTGACCGAGCTGATCTTCGGACTCGGCAAGTTCATTGAGTTCGGCTACCTGAAGATCTCACCGGGCTTCCGGCACGAGGAGCTGGTAAAGCAGGCGACGGGTCGCCGGTACAAGCAGAAGGGTCGGGGGCTGGTACGCGTCGAGGCCAAGGCCGAGTATTGCAAGCGGACACGCCAGCCGTCACCGGACGCACTTGACTCGCTGAGCTTACTCGTGTTCTTGTTCCGCCAGCGCAGCGGAAGCGTACCGACGATGACGACACCCAAGCCACAGCGTGAGGTACGTGAGCGACCCATGCGCGGGATTGAGAAGATGGACTTCGTAGATTTCAGCGAATGAAAACAATACCCTTTGGTGTAACGGTAGCACAGGTGACTTTGACTCACCTAGTCATGGTTCAAATCCATGAGGGGTAGCCAAACAAATTATTGACATGCCATTACAAATGCACTATTCCCCCAGCGTGGCTAAACCTATCAGAGGGATGGTTCCGCCTAGTGGTTTCCACTACTACCAAGGCGACGTCCGCATAAATGCAGATACGATTGACGACCTGTACAAAAAGGTCGAGCACTTCCGTGCCGAAAATTCTATCCCCAACACCACGACCAAGGAAGACGTAGCCGATTACATTTGCGGTCAGTGGCCGGACTTCTGCCATCATGTCGAGGACGTGGTAGTGACCCGGGTGCCGGCGAATTGGAACATTCAAGAATTGCTGAGCGATATCCAGACATGGGCAAAGAATCTGCTCTCGGCTCAGCGCGAACACCCACTGGTTGGAGATGAGCTGGCAGAGGCACGGGCAAAAATCTGCGGGGGCTGCGTGTACAATGTTAACTGGCGCGGGGGATGCGGATCTTGCATTACTGCAACTGATCGCTTGTCAGCGAGCGTAAGACAGGCTAGAGAAACAGACTCGACAAAAGTTCTTGGAGGATGTTCGATACTTCGGCACGACAACCGTTCCGCAGTGTTCCTGAACACCGAGGACTTGGCACAATCTTCCGACACACCAAAACACTGCTGGGTAAACAACTAATTTTATGGCCGACGTACTCAAGCCCCTAGACCCAAAGATCAGCGACGCCTATGCTCCACGGGCGCCGAAGATCAAGGATCCGCATGATCGTCCGCAGATGCTGCAGCTTGATGTAGTCAACCCTACCAACGCTGACATTGACACGGTTGATAAGGACACGCTTCAGGTTCGCCGTACGTTCAAGGATGCTTCGGGTGCATGGGCTGCCTATCGCCGGTTGAAGCAGCAGAACGTCGAGCGCAATAAAAAGAATCAGCTCATCCAGCGCAAGCTCAACAACGAGACCCCCTACAAGCCGAAGTATCTTGAGAGCATGGGTCAGGATTGGAGGAGCAACCGTCCGACGGGATTCCTTTCGACGATGGTCAGCCGTATCCAGCCTCCCTTCCGTCAGGTTGTGGAGCAGGCGACGTACCTTACCTACTCGGCATATCCGATTGAGTCGGTTGATGCGGAGAACAAGACCAAGGTTTTTCGTGAGGAGATTACTTCCACCGTCCGTTCTTGGAGGGGCTGGGATGATTTGATTGCCCAGACGACGCACGAGAATACCTGCTTCGGTTATTGCGGCTGGGTATGGGACGACCTGCGCGATTGGAAACCTGAGTTCATGCGTCAGGATTACACGTTCTTCTCGATTGAGACGCCGCAGGAGACAAGCCAGACTCAAATCTTTGGCCGCAAGAGGCGCTATCAGATCGCAGACCTTTTACCCGTGCTTGAGAACCCACCGCTCTCGGCAGCGGCTGGCTGGCACATCAACAATCTGGTCAAGTCGATCAACAATGCGATCCCTGCCGGACGCACGCTTGACGCGGATGATGACGCCAGAAGGTAC